ATTACATTGTGCGGCTGGGCGGTTGCCGCATTCCAGTGGCGACGGTCTCTTGCAGAGCCTTCGCCGTGTTCACCACGTTGGTGCGCTCTTTCTGCTGAATGCCAGCAAGCACCTCAACGGTCTTGGCGCGGGTCTCTTCCGCACGCGCCAAGGTGTATTCTGTATTGGCCTGAGCCTGGCCGGCCTTGGCCTGCGCTTCCATCGCGGCGGCCTGCAGGTAAAGCGCCTGCGGATCTGGCTGCTGCGCTGCCTGCATTTCGGCCAACAGCTTCTCGCCTTCCTGCTCGGTCGGCTGGATGACGCCCATCTTGATCAGCTTGTCGCGGAAGTAGGCGCGCACCTCGCCGATGCCCTCGCCGTCCATGTTCATCATGGCCATCGATGTCAGCACCTGCTGCGTCTCAGGATCTGGCGCGATCTGGATCATGCCCAACAGCGCGCGAACCGTGGCGCTGCGCTTGGTGGCCGAGGCCGGGCCGACATCAACAGCCACGTCGAACTTTGCGTTGGACAGGTCGTTTTCGTATTCAACCTCGCCGGTCTTGGGGTTGAGCATCGGCTTGCCGATCTCAATGCTGGACAACTCGCCGCCAAGGCCCACCGACTTCATCTTGCGGCCAGGCTCGACCACGATGTCACGCGCCATCGACAGCCAGACCTCACCGCAACGCTTCACGGCTTTGGCCATGTTCGACATGTAGATGTAGGTCTGCATATCCAGGCGCTGCTGGATCAGTTCAACGGCCTTGCCGCTGACGTTGGAAACGATTTCCTCGGCAGCGTCAGGCTTGCCCAGAAGATCGCTCATATCCTGCTCGGTGATCTGCAACAGGCCAGCCAGCGCTGGCGGGATCTGCGGCGGCTTGGTGTAGCCGACCGGGCCAGCAAGCGTCTCACCGCCATTGGCGTCGGTCACGGTGTTCAGGAGCAGGTAGGGATAGTTTCTGAGGTTGTCCTCGGACCACATCATTTCGTGTCCGGCAACCTGCTCGGGCGTGAAGATCGGCTTCTCGACGGTTGAAAGCGCGGAGATCTCGCCTAGCTTGGAAAGCTGCATGTTCTTCAGGCGCTGGGCGTCTTTGGCCAAACGCACATGGCCCATGCACCGCTCGACGTTGTCCACGAACCAACGCTTGCCGTACACCGGGATGATCGGAATCTGGTCGCCGGCAATGTAGCCGCTGTCCTCCAGCACCTTGCTGCCGCTCATGATGTACTTGCGCACCTTGCGGCGCTTCACACGGCGCTGGCGGACCTCTTTGGTGCCGACAGCCTCAAGCATCGTTTCCAGTTCGGGATCTTGCTCAAAATCGCGCTCAGAATACTTTTCTTCCTGCCCGTCAAGGGTCTGGAAAATGCGGATCAGTTCCGACGCCTCTTCGACGCGGTAGACCTCTGCCACATAGACGACATCGGGTGTCGCCCAGTCAAATGCCACCTGCTCAATGCCCTTGGGCCAAGTGGTCGGGTCATCTTCCCAGACTTCGCGGTAGGCATCGGGCGTCATCGCCGTCAGCACATAGCACATGCGCGCGTCTGACTTGTCTTGGCGCTTGGCATCCAGATCAAAGAACACGGTCGTGTCAGCGTCATAGATCGGCTCAATGCGGATGCGCTGCTTTTCGTTCTCTTCGTCGTACTCGTCTTCGTAGACGGCACGCAGGCGGAACGCACCGAAGCCACCGCCGACAGCCTCCTCGAAGGCGTTATCGTAGGCTTCATTGGCGCCGCTGTCCTGCTCGTCGGATCTGAACAGGCCATCGCACACGTCGGCCATCTTGTCGTCGTCGGTGCCGTCCTTGCTCACGAAGTCAACCGTGATGCGGTTGTTGCGGTATTCGTTGATGATCCGCATGACGGCCAGGTGGACCTTGTTCACCTCGAACTTGGGCTTGTTCAGATATTGCTCATAGAGGTTTCCCTCCCACTGCGCGCCTGAGATCGAGTAAAAGCGGCGATCCTCCAGGCACTGCAAACGCTCATCGCGCATGGTGGCTTGGATGGTGTCGAACTCCGACATCGCTTCGGCATGAACATTTGCAAGCCGCTGTTCTCTGGTCATGCGGGCCAAGTTGCGCGCCTTTCGCTGGATATTTGGGCCGAAGTATACGGCAGGTCGATCTGAATATCAATCACCGTGCCATCGGCATGCTGACGGGAACGAGGCGGGCCTTCGGCTTCTCTTGCTTGGATGCCCGCCGTGCGCCTTCGCAGGCATAGCGCAGCGCGTCGATGACGTGGTTTTCCTTGTCCTCTAGGATCGGCAAGATGCTGCCCGTGTCCCGGTCGGTCTTGTAGCTGTAGAGCGTCAGTTCATCGATGGTGTGCTTGCAGCGGGGATGCACCACGATGTCGAAGGACTTCAGCCATTCGACGCCCTCTTCAACAGACTTCGGCCCCTTGACCGCCGGCATGATCTTCGGGAAGCCGTTCTTGCGCATGTGGCTGATGGTCTCGGGCCGCGCGCTGTCGGCCACCATCGGCCAGCGCTCAGCCTCGGGGATCGTCATGAACAGCGAAGGCGTGTCAACGATCTCGCAGCCCACCTGATAGGCCTCATGGTCAATATATAGCTTCCGTCCTATAATGTGGCAGCGGATGCCAACGGTCGGGTCGGTGGCAAAGCCCCAGTCAGCGCCGAGGCGATGGACAGCATCAGGCGGTGCCTCGAAGTCCTCAATGGCCCAGTTCTTGAACACGCGGGTTTCGCTGTTGCGGACATACTCGCCCTTCCAGATGTGCAGGTATTTGTCCGGGTCGCGCCGCTTGTCGTATTCCATCTCGTCCTTGAGAACGTCAGGGAACCACGGGTTGTCGGTATAGTTCACCTCGACGACCACGCTGTCAGGCGGCGGGTTGGTGCCACGCAGCAGGCCCTCAATCGGGTCCGTGTCGAAGCGTGGGTTCCAACTGAACAGCAGTTGCGAGCCGGGCTTGCGAAGCGTCGGGCGCAGGAGATCCAGCGAGAACTGGCTGATTGACTGGGCCTCCTCGACAAAGCAAATGTCAAAGCCCTCGAGCGATTTCACGCTGTCGGCTGTGTGGTTCTGCATGCCTTGGAAGATGATGACGCCGCCGTGCGGGCATTTGATCTCGGCCTGCTGCACCTGGAACAGATGACCGACGCCCAATTCCTCGATCTTGTTTTCGATCAGCTTCTTGACAGACTGCTTCAGCGACTTCTGCACCTCGCGCACGCAGACCACGTCGGTCTTGCGCATCACGCAGCGCTCCACGATCCATTCGGCGAAGAAGGTTGACTTGCCAGATCCGCGCCCGCCGAACGCCCCGATGTAGCGGGCGCTCTCGCGTTGCAGGATCGGCAGCGCCCAGCGAGGCGTGTTGATGTCTAGGTTCACTTGCCCTGCTCAGGATCTCGCTTCATCATGCCGGTGATGTACATGTCCTGCGCGCTCTCGCCGCGCTCTTGCGCAGCGATCTGATCACGCAGAGAACGGGCCATCGGGCTTTTGCCCTCACCGTTGGCCATTAGACGTTGCAGTTGGCGCTCCAAGTAGTCCATCGTACTGATCCCTCTCGATCACGTTTGTCTCATAGTGCATGAGGTTTGCAGCGCTTATGCCCTGCTCTGTTTTCTGTATATCGTTTGCGATATTCGTGAACAGATCTTCGACCTCGTCGATCTTTGCTGCCTTTTCGGCAGGCGACATTGCCGCCCACGCATCCCTACCCATATCGAATTCTGGGATGTATTGGAAGCGCAAACCATTGATGCCGGCGACGGCCTCGTCTGCCATCCCAGCCTGCGCGCTAGGGCGATCCATCACGCGGCTGTCGGTGACAAAGGTGAACCCATCGACACCGTACTGCGTCAGCCTGTCGGACAGGCGGCGCGCGAAGTCTGGATCTTGCCGATTGCGGAAATAGATCTCAACGCCCGGTCGGCTTTCTGCCGTGCGCTGCGGCATCACCTTGGAAATAAACGCAGCGTCTTGATCAGCCTCTTTGGCGACCTCAACCATGCGCCGCGTCACGCCAGCAGGGTCGAAGTTCTTTCTGACCACGAACTCAGCGTTGAACGCGCGCTCATCTGACTGCATGAAGCGGCCATAGGTGTTGTTGATCTGGTACGTCACGACGCTTGGATCTGCCTTGGCAGGCTCACCCAGGCGCGCTGCGATGTCGGCCTGCTGCACGTTGGTGGGCCGCATGCCAGGGCGCTCAACGCTGATGCCGAGAACATACCGGGCCAACGGGGCTTTCATCTCGTCCAGTTGCTTTTGGGCCGAGACGACGCCAGCACTGTGTGCCGCTCTCGCCTCTTCAACTCTTGCTGCGTACTCGGCTTCGGTCTCCTTCACCCGCTTATTCGGAGCCTTGAAGCTGGCGGTCGTTGTGCGGCGCAGTTCCTTAACAGCCGCCGGATCTGGGGCGCCGGCAAGGGACGATTCAAACTCAAACGAACCGCCTTCGCCGGCTTTGTTCGTCCATCCGTTGTTGGTCCACTTTTCCTTTTCAATGAACCACGCAACGGCCTGGAGGTCGTCAGGGTTCATGTCCTGAAGGTTAGGCGCGACAGATCGGATGATGCCCTGCTTGTTGATCTGATCGGCAGCATCAGCCATAACCCTTTGACCAAAGCCAAACTCGCCGCCAATCTTCGGCTTTTCTAGCGTAGAACCCTTCAGGTGATCGCCAACGACACCTTTTTCGACCGGGGGAGGCAAACGATCCAGGCCCGCAAGCCTGCGCAGATGGCGCGCTGCCCAAACGTCGATGGTGGCGGCGTTGGTGTATCCAATCAGGTTGCCGGTAAAGTTTGGCGTCTTGGGCGCCCCAGTAGCAACGCGGAACATGTCAAATAGTGCTTTGGTCGCCGCCGGGCTGTTGGCATTGAAAAGAGATCCTGCCGCGTTCGTAATGAGCCGGAACGGATTGTCAGGATCTTTGTGCATCTGCTGGAGCGCGGTTGGGTTTACTTTGCCCTTCTTCAGCATCTCATCGTACATGCGGAGTTCTTCGTCATATTCCCCGCGCGCAAAGCGGCGCATGACTTCAATGGCATTGTTCCAGTTCATCTCGACGCCTGTTTGGGCCGACGTTGCGCCGAGAACATCAGCGAAAACGTCGCCCATGCCACCGAATTCTTTGCGCAGACTGCTGCGCATTGCTCTGTACCAGTTCGCCTCATTGACGATGGCGATGGCTGCCGGATCTCCAGCCTTCACGCGATCAGCAAGCAGCTTAATCTCGTTGACCTGACGCGAGGCCATCGTGCGCTGCCAATCTTCTGGAGACACGCCCATAGGCGGCCTGTCGAAGCTGTAGGGAACCTCTTTATAGGTAACCTCAAAGCCATCCTTTTTGGGATCGATCTTTGACACCTCCATGACATTGGCCCATCCATCCGCCGCCGGATAAGAGGCCTTCTGCCCAGCGATCTGCTCTTGAACAGGGGCCAGCTTGGCTTTTGGCACAGACGCCTTGATGATCGCCCTTTCAGGCTTGCTGACCAGGTTTGCCACGACAGGCGCAGCCACCTGCGGCGCAGGTTGTGCCGGGGCTTGGCGTAGCAACGCAGGCGGCGGCGCTGGCAGTGCATTGGGCGATGTCGGAGGCGGCGGCAGGGCTGCGCTCTCCATCGTCACCGGCGGCGCTGCTGTAGGTTCTGGTGCCATTGCCGGTGTGATGGGCGCGGCTGGTGCCTCCTGCATGGCGCGATCAACCTCATCAAAGGTCAACGGCGGGCGGCCAGCACCTGCGCCCGTTTCAGGCGCGCGGACAGGCTGCGGCGGGATCGGCGGCCCGAAGACGCTGAACAGCGTGTTGGGGTCCATGCGTGATACGTTCCTGGCGATGCCCTCTGCAATCATCTTTCCAGCCGGGAACATCTCGGCCATGCCAGCGGCTGCCTGCACGGCGCCAAGAGCGGTCGTCAGAGGGTCACCTTGCTGATAGCCTCGCGACGCTGCTCTGCTCCCCTCTTCGACGTTGAACACGCCCGAGAGCGCAGCAGGCGCAGCAGCGATTGCACGGCCAGCCATGCCAATTCCCTTTGCAGCTAAAGATGCGCTGCCGCCAAGCATCGAGGCGATGTCGATCAGCCCCATGCTTTCCAAGATCCCCTGCGCGTTGGGGTCACCCATCACACGGCGGGCATACTTCCCGGCTTCATATGCATCCATGCCGCCTTGCTGCATCAGCGCGTCTTGCAGCCTGTAGGTAGCTTCTTGGCGCATGGTGTAGTCTGGCGCTTGCAGCACGTCTGCCGGCGCACGCTGCCGATCCCGATCCATCTGCTGTGAGAACGGCATAGCAGGCTGACCAGCGGTCGAGAACGCTGCAACCTCCATCGGGCTGTACCCAGCCGCCGCGATGTCCTGCGGGCTGTAAGAACCCTGCATGCCGCGCAGATCCGATGCGTATGCGCTCATCTCGGCCATGCGCTGGGGCGATGCGTAAGCCTGCGGTCCCTGCATCGGACCGCGCGGCATCATCACGGGCTTCGGTCTCTCAGGCATCGCGTACTGCCGACCAGACGCAGTCCGATAGACCATGCGCCCGAGTTCGTCCTGGCCCACAGGCGTGTCACGCTCTGGCCGCGCGTCTGATGGAAGATCGAAAATCGCCATGCCTTAGCCCTTCGGATCAATGATGGTTCGCTTGATTTCGACCGGGATGGCGCCGCCGTCTGGGCCGGAGTGCTCGCTCTTCAGCGTGTCGTTCCAATCGGCGCGAAATCGGTTCTTCATCTGGAAAATATAGCTGGTCGCGTTGAAGCCATCAACGCCGCCGAAGGTCGAGACGCGGCCCATCTTTTCCCACCATGCTTGGGAAAGGCGCTGGGCATGCTTTACGGCTTCCGAAAATTCCGGGTGTTCCTGCGTCCAAAGGTCAAAGGTCGAATAGGCCACGTCCAGTTCTGCGGCCATTTCGGCCTTACCCATGCCGTCGCGCCCGCACTGGATCACGGTATCGCACATGGCTGGATCGTACTTTGTCGGCCTGCCTGCTGGCATATTGCTCACCTCATCTCGGGCGATGCTGCCCGGTCGCTGGGCGCATTCTAACGCTTCACCGCCAAATATGCAAACTGTCCGACGCCCTCGCGCTTGCAGAAGAGGAAGACCAGCTTGTCGGTCTCGGCTCTGGCAGCCGCGTGGCGATGCAGGCCGCCGCAGGTCTGGCCGACATGGTAGACGATGCGGTCGCCCTTCTGCGCCTCGGCCAGAGCGCGGTAGAAGGCATCCGGCTTTGTTTCGCCGGTGATGTAGATCGTGCTGCTCATTCCAAGTCCTCCAAGAAGTCAAAATCATCTTCCAGATCCTGCGGCGCGCGTCTGACCGCCTTCACCTCTGCGCCGGGGAATGCCAGCTTCACCGCGTTCACCAACCCGTTGCGGTGTTCGTGCAGGGCGACAGCCACTTCGCGCATGGTGTGGATCGCGATGCCGGGCCGCTTGGCGTAAGCTGCCGGCCATTCCCTGCCATCCTCGATGATACCGTAGACGATGCCCTCGTATTCGTGTTCCCAGATCATCGGATCGGAAACGGGCCGACCGAGGCTGACGGCTTCGGCGTCCATTGCGGTCAGCCCGCGCAAGCAGATCTCAACCCAGAACTTCACCTTGTCTGGATCTTGTGCGTCGATGGCGGCGTTCAGGCCAGCCATCGCCTTCCCCCACTTCGCGGCGCTCTCGACCGAGACAAGCTCTGGCAGGCGATCCACGCCCCAGCGTTTGTCCATCTCTCTGACAGCCGCGTCGAATGGTGCCAGCGATAGGTCCGCTTTGATCTCATTGGCCGTCGCTCCTTTGTGCAGGATGCGGTCATCTTTTTTCTGGCGTGTTGGTCTCTGTGCCATCGTATTGCTCCTCTCTGGTTTCCTCACTCTCACCTCACCTCACATAACCAACACCTTCACCTCCTCACCCCTCACCCCCTTTAGGGGGTGGGGTGAGGAGGAAG